TTACCAAAATATAAATCCATCTTAGTAATAAATGCACCATCAGAATCACCAGCAGTTACTGTGAATGATTGTGTAAGTGGATCACTTGGTGGTGAAAGATCTCTTCTTCTTACACTTGTTAATGTTCTATTATCTGAAACTCTATTAGTTGAGATTTGAGGAACTACCATATTAACACTTGTTCCTCTTTGTGTTACATCTAAACCAATAGAAGTATAATCACCATGAGCAGAAGTAGTTACTAAATCACCTTGTGTTTGAGTATCTGAAATATCTTTTAATTCAAATCTACGAGTTCCTACTCTAAATTTTAATTCCTCATCATTTGGTATTCTGAATACACCATAAACATTACCACTGCTATCAGTAGTAAGTGTAGAACCCTCAACTGCAGTATTTGCGAATGATGAGTTAGCAGGTGTGCAATATGAACTTACTGCTTCATCATCAAAGAACGCATAAACCCTTGTGTTAGGTTTCATTCTAGTTCCTGTGAAGTTGATCAAACGAGATCTCATGTAATCACGAACTGCTACATTTTCAATAAAGTTACCAACTGAGAAAGATTCAGTTGAAGGACTTATGAATGTTTGTATTCCTTCTCTAATTTGTTGTGTTTGTGTTCTAGTCGTTTCTGTCCAACCACTCATTGATCTTGAAGTTGAACTAGAAGTAGTTCTCCAATTACCCCAATCAATACCAGTGATACCAGTTCTATTCGCAATTTGTTCAATTGCTGAATACATACCATCAAAGTCTACTTGAATATCTGGTAATGTAGTTGTGTCATTTGTATTATCAATAGATGGGTTAAGTATAACTTCACCAGTCCAATTAAATTGTAATTCTTGAACTGGATTTCTTAATTTACTTGCGAATGGTTGGTCTTGTAACTCAGTATGAGTATATGAAAGAGTTATCAAGTTACCAGTCTTAGTTACACCTGATGAAGATATATCAGTTGATTGACTTAAACTAATATCTTCCCTATCAAATGTAGGTCTTAATGTTGTATTGTTTCTATCAATAGCAGCACGATAACCAACTTTATCTTTGTCAGCATTATTATGACCATCAAAGTTATCTACAAAGAAACCATTCTTAAATCTATCTAAACCAGTTGAACCAAAGATTTGTTTATTCTTAGCAGAAGTTTCTAGTGCGTTTAATGATGAATAGTATTCTAAATTCTTAACTCTATTTTCAATTGCTCTCAAATCTCTCATCGTATAACGACGATTGTTTTCTAAATCAATTTTAACAGCATAATCACTTCTATTATATGCTTTAGCAACATAAGGTGAAAGCGAAGGATAAACTGGAACATTTAAAACACCCAATGTCATTGAACCAGCAGTTTCATCTGGAGTCTTAGGAGTTAATGCAGGAACACCTTTAATAATTTCTACCTTACTTTCTGGTGTTAATACGACTCTATCTTTACGAGGGAGATAATATTGAATATCGCTCTGGAAGTTCTCGTCAGGAGTCGGCATATGGGCACCAGTGGATTGAATCGAGAAACTCGATAAAGTAGTAGGGTTGGTTGGAGCAGATGCTACAGTGCCTGTTGCGGATGGTGTAACAGCATTTGCCTTAATTGGACGCATGTCAATAGAATCTCTTAAATCATACTGTTTACCAGTTGTAGGTGAAGTAAAGATTGGAATCTCTTGAGTTGTAACAGAATCAGTTGCTGCAGTATTTGTAGAAACTGGATAAGAATCTACTGATAAGTAACCAATACCTGCTGAATAATCTCTACCAAAATAATTAAACTTAACCATTAGACCACTGTTAGTTAAGTCTAGTGAAGAAGTTGATTTTTGTTTTAAGAAAGAACCATCATACATAGCATCTTTCATACCAGTGTCTAATTCAAAGTGTGAAGTTACATCATCATCTGAAGTTGTTACACCAGTGTTAGAACCTTTATAAACTGCGACAAGTTTAAATGCATCAGCAACACCTAGTGACCAAGGACCAGTTTTACTTGCTGAATGAGAACCAGTATTAACATGAATATACTTGTTCTTATTTACTGTCTTAGAAGTTTGAACAGCACTACTTCTTAATCTGTTAAAGATAACTGAAGCAGTAAATGTTGAAGCAAGGTTTGCTTGCTGTAGATTAATAGTATGTGTAGATGATGTAGAAGTAATTGTTCCGTTGCTACTTGTATCCCAAATATAACCAGCAGGGAAACTTGTTGCGTGAGCAAGATTAGCACTTGAACGAGTATAAGCAAATGTATTTGCTACATCAATTGAAGTATCACTATCAATCGCAGTAATTCTTGAAGTTACAGTATTCGCACCATCAGTAATCTTAATAAAGTCACCGACTTGATATGATGTTGTAAATGTAGTTGAAGTTCGAGTAATAGTGTTACCAGTAAATGCTGATACAGTTCCAGTATGAGCAGAAGTTTCGGTAGCAGTTCTGGAAATAATAATTATATTTCTTTCATCATTATTAGTTAATGGTGAACCAGTATCGTTGTTTACTTCAGTTCCACCAGTGTGAGCAGTATTTGCTGTTACAGTAGCACTTCCGTCAGTTGCGACAGTTACTTGTTTCTCAGTAGTATAAACAAACTGAGTATTAGATAATGTCTTAGTTCCAACTTGAGTCATTGGGAAGACTAATCTATTTAATCCTGACTCTTGTAGTTTAGCAGTTCCATCAGTTTCCAAAACAATATCACACATAGACTTCGGTCCAGTTGAATTGTTTTCGTAGATACCTCTTACATCAGCAAATGATTTACCTGTGTTCATTTGAACATCAAATAGGTAAATTCTAAATTGACCATTATAAGTTCCTGGAGTTCCTGAATGCCATTGAATGCCTCTTACACGAGCAGTTCCTATTTCAGTTCCAGTTGCACCTTGTGTTCCTACATTTAAACCTGAATAACCTCTTTGTTTAGCATCTCTCAATGATACTTGTCTTAGTCCTTGAATATCCCAAGTTCCTACAACTTCTTTAGCAAAAACATAGTTACCAATTGCTTGACCAATTACACGACCTTTCTTAGTATCATAAGCAGTTGCTTTATCTACATCTCTAAATACTGAAGACTCAATAGCAATACGATTACCTGAAACATAACCAATACCATTTTCTACTTCACATGCTAATTTGTTCTCATCACCACCATTAGCAGAAGTATAACGACCTAAATTGCCTGTTCCTTTTAAATGTTCTCTAATTCTTAGATTAAATGGTTCAATCGCATAGTTACCATTAGTTTCAAAGTTTCTTTCACTAATATAATTACCGATATCAGAATAAGTTGTATCAGTAAACTTCTGAGCAATCTTACCGTTTTCAATCTCAGCGATAGTAAAGAATGTAGTTGTATTTGCTGCAGTTAAACTTCTTACATTTAATGTAGGAGTCATTCTAAGACGATTCGCACCTGGAGCAGCAAAGTTAGTTGAACCAGTAGAATTATCTAATAGTGAAGAATCTAAATTAGAGTTAATTAAAGTTTCTTTCGTTTCAAAACCTAATCTCTTACTTGGTGTAGTTGAGTATTTGTCAACGATTATACTTTGAGGTGAAACTTTAACAAAGTTACCTTTGTGATAAATGATACCATCAGTTACCGATGCTCTCGTTCCTTTACCAACAGCACCAGTTGTAATTGTATTTGCTGCAACAACAAAACCACTGTTACCAGTATGTCTTGCGATTAGAACCTCACCATTAGCAAAAGTGCTTGTAGTATTGTTAGCACCTGAGTTTGTATAGTTTACAAATAGCGAGAAGTAATTTGGTGCACCTGATTCGGAACCATCTTTAACATCAATTAGTTTAGCAGTAACACCTGAACTTGAACCAGTGATTGTTACATTCGCAACATTATTACTAGAGTTTAAATAGTCAGATAAAAGTAATACACGGTTGTTTGCGTCTTTGTCTCTTAACTTAACATACTCAATTTCTGAAGTTTGAACACCAACACCAGTGATGATTGTTCCATCTACTACAACTTCATTAGCAAATCTTTCAATTTGATTTTGTAAAATAGTTTGTAGTTGAGTTAATTCTCTTGCTTGAACTGCATATCCTGGACGAAATAAAACTCTATGAAAGTTTTTATCTTCATTAAAGTCATCAAAATATGGCGATTGGTTTAAATTTGTTTCGATTCCCATGTTATCTACCTATTAAAAATCTAGGATTATTTTAATATCTTCTATTTGTGACGGAGTTCTAGAAACTGGTTCTACATGCTCCGTGTATAATATCTCACCAGAAAAAGTATTTGCCTCTGGACCAGACATCGATGTAACTGTAGCAATATTTGTTTCGCTATCACTAGCAATCAAGTTATCATTTACTTGAAATGCAGCATAACTACTGTAACTATCAACATTATTTATATAAAAATTATAGTAAGATGTATCAGATTGTGCTGGATCGTCACTAATAAATACGATGTCACCATTTGCTGCTTTTACGGCATTACTTAACGCATTTGTGTTTCTAGCAGTAGAACCCAAATCTGTTACAAATTCTAAAGCACCACTCTTTGCTCTATTTAAAACTCTTTCGTTAGAAATGATATCTCCAACTGAGAAAGGATTAATTGGTGTATCACTATTCATTGATAAGTATGACGCAGTAAGTTTTGTAGTAAATCTTAATGTATCAGGACTATTAGATGTGTTTGCTATAGATTCTGTTGCTTGTAATACATTATTTGAGTTTACTTTTAATATAGGATCTTTTAAAATATTAATTGTTCTAAACTCTGTATTAGAAGGGAAGTAACCAGCACCAGTTCTAAAGTTTCCTTCTGGGTCTTGTAGTTTTGTGTTGATCATAATTCTATTAGCATATAACTCACCGATTGGATCTGAACCATGACCACCGATTGGTGAAATATAAACATTAGCAGTTGCACCAGAACCATGAACACTGTTAGCAGTAATCAATGCTTGTGCCCTTGTATAAAAAGTTCCTTTATCAATAACTGTAATGCCTGTTATTGAACCAGTGTTTGCGTTTACACTTGAATATGCTTTAGCACCAGAACCATCACCAATAATAGTAACAGTTGGTGAAACTATTACACGAGAATCTGTGTTACAAACAGTAGCAAATGCAGTGTTTACTGTCATTGTTTTAGTAGAACCAACATAGTTAGTAATTCTTCTTAATTGGCCAGCACCTGTGCCTGACTTAATATAAACAGTAGAACCATTATAAAAGTCATCAATTGAAGAGGGAGGGTTATCTCCACTTCCAGTAAGACTTAAAGTAAATTTACCACCAGCATCAACTGCACCGTTAGCAACTGCATGATATCCTGAACCAACATTAACTGTTTCAATAATTTCAATAGAACCATTTACTGCAGCATTTTGAACTGCTAATTGTCTATCGTCTTCTTCTGTCCCAGAACTTGATGTTAAATTTTTAACTGGAATAAAACCTGTTGTCAGAAACTTGTCCGCATCGTTTACATCAACAGTAAACATATATTTCCAAGTATAACTATCAGAAGTTGTAAATGCTAGTGTTGAGAATCCAGTAGGTTTAACTGTAGAAGCAGCACCTTTATTATTATATAAACACTTATAAACATTATTTTGATCAGTGATTACATAATATTGTCTATCATATATATCTTCATCAGTATCACGATACATAGAATAAACTGTTCCAGTTGTCCAGTTATATCTTGGTGCTACATGAGAAACATCAGCATTTTTAATTTTCTTTGCACCAATAAATCTTCTCTTAGTGTCATAATCAAGGGATTGAATATTATCTTGAACTTCATCTTTAGTAGGATCGTTAGACCATTCAGTTGATCTGCCAATTGCTGTATAAAGTATTACAGAATTTTTAGTCGTGCTTGTATCTTCTGCTGCGTTTAACAGATGTAAAAACTTCTTAGCATTATTAATCGATAATTCTTTGGTTGCGTATTTGTAAGTTGCCATTAAATTGTTCCAGATTTATAATATACATTAGCACTTGAAATGTCAGACTTCGCCCAAACAGACTTCAAGTTTGCTGATGTATTAGAATTTACTATATTTATAACGGTAGAATAGAACTCTTTACTTCCATATTCAATTGTAATTACATCACCGTTAGCGAACTCATTCGTAAAGGTTGTGCTAGTTCCAGTTATATCAAATGAACTATTAGTAAGTGCGATAGTTCCATTTCCTGATAATAGTTTAGCATTATCTGAAGTGGCAGTCACATTTATATCAACATTACTTTGAGTTCTGTATTTACCAAATAACTTATTACCAGCAGGGTGAACAAGTTTTAATGCCACATCTCTATACTTGTTAAGTGATACTGGTGATTGAACTTCATATGAGAATTCTTGGTAGTAATCACCGTCTTGTAAGAAACCTCGTTTAGAAGATACATGCCCTTTACTACTTGCGAAGTATCCTTCTGAGTTTGCATCACCTCTTAGTGAGATTGTAGCAGCACCAGAAACACCAGTGCTAGTAGAGTTAGCAAGTGTTACACTTTCACCGTCTTTATAAGAGAAACCACTATCAACAATTCTTAAACTTGTAATAGATCCGTTAGCACCAACCGAAGCAGTAATGTTAGAGTTATCACCAAGCACTCCTTGATCATCAATAAATCTAATTGTAGCATTACCTGTATTTTCTAAAGTTCTAGTATCAGCAGTATAACCTGGAGTATATGAACCAGTAAATGTTTTAAGTGTAACAATACTGTTGTTAGAAAACGATTTTCCTTGTCCAGTTCTTTGTCCTAAATCTTGCCAAACACGAACAACCATTTCATATGTTCCATTCGCATACTGAACTGTAGTAATTGGTTCTCCTGGTCCACTACCACCCATTACATATCCAGAAGCACCACCAGTTACTTCTAATCTATCGTCTGTTGAAAGAGTAGTAAAGAATGAATTACCTGTTCCCCAGTTTACATCATCGTTTTGAATTGTGACATATTGCTCACCAATATCTGCTATCTTAACATCATTATCAACTACACTAATAGTTGGAGCAGTTTCATAACCACTGCCACTTGTTATAGAAGATAACTCTGCAATAGTTCCTAAATTATATTCTGTAAAGATAAGAGAATCGTTTAGTGATGTATAAATGTTTTCAATAGTAGCATTTGATGTGCTTGCTTTGGCAGTTCCTACAACTGTAGATGTATTTACTAAACGAATATTCTCACTAGCAGTATAAGGTTTAATTGGACCAGTATCAAACTGTGATGTTAGATTAGCAGTTGTATTCGCAGTAACACGAACATATGTGTTAGATGCTGCTGAAGCAACTAATTCTTTTACAACTCCAAATGCACCAGAAGTTACACCGACCAATTCTTGACCGACACTAATTGTTTGTGTATTTGAAATATTTAAAACATGATGACCAACAGTATTACCACTAAATGATGATACCGTTCCTACTGTAGTTCCATCAGATGTCTCAATGTTTACTTGTTCAGAAGTTGAAAAGTTTTTATAACCGTCTACTTCTAATACAACATCTGTAGAATTATATGCTCTTGATATTGAAACAACTGTAGCATTAGCACCAGAAGTTACACCGAATAAAGAATCTGAAGCAGAGATACTTGGATCTGAAGTATTTGCTATAACAAGTTTAGCACTTTTATGGTCTCTGTAATTCACACCAGTTTGTTCAGATAGTGTTTCTACAAAACCAAAATCTGGAGCAGATAATAAAGTATTAGCAAAACTTGACATTTTCCTATCTGCACCGTCTGCGAATGTCACGGTTGGTGCTAAACTAACAAACCTATTATTGTCATTAATTAGATTGCTATTTAAGAATAAAACATTTTGATTATCTGTAAAGTCGTTTGGTTCAATAGTAAATGAAGCAGCACTTGTATAGTTTACTGTTGATTGTGTAATTTTAGAACCAGGAGATACAGTAGAACCTCTATAACCTGAACCACCGTCTACAATAGCAAATGTTAAAGAACCCTCTAAATCTTGTGTTCCAGTAATTACTACTTTAGCAAACTCACCAATATCATCAGATACAATATTTACAACATCACCAACAGAGAAACCACCACCTGCAGAATTAACAGTTACAACATTAATACCTGCTTCAACATTTGGTGTAAAACCTGAACTGTTTACATCAGTTCTTAATCTAATTGGTTCTTTATGAGTAAAAGTTCCTACTATATTTGATAGGTAAACCTGCATCAAATCTCGACCACGAATCGTTCTACGAACCACATCTTCAACTAAAGCAGTTGCTAACGAATCAGTTCCTACAATACTTTTACCTACTAAATCAAAACCTTGTTCATTATAATCTATAACTAAGTATCTGTCAATTTTCCAATCAGAATCAGATACTTTTAAAATATTTTCTGAAGGATACTCAATATTAATATCTTCGTTATATAAAGATCTGAATAGTAAACGGTATGATGCTTCCGTTCCTCTTGTTTGATTAAGTAAGTTTACATTTTTAATAAGCAGAGTTTTATCTGCTTGCATCTCAATAGGAACTGAGGGTAGAAACTCTCTTCTATAATATTCTATGAAGTCATTTGTAGTTGTATCAATATCACGATAACTTGTAAGATTAGCAATACCGTCTGTAAGTTTTCCAGTTTGCTCTAAATATTCATAGTATGCTTCTATGAATAATAAAAAGTTCTCGCCATCTTCCTTATAAAAATCAGGAAACTGATTTTGAACCAGTGTTGATATTTTATTTGATACACTCATCTTTTATTAATTTTCGCCAGTAGCAGTAATTATAGCACTTGTATGATCAAGTATTAATATTTGTTCTCTTACTGGTGTTATATCAAATCTATCTGGTGTAGCAGATATTCTTAAATAAGTTCCAACATAGTTCGTTGGTTTAAAAGCATTAATTTCAATTTCACCAGTTGTATAATTAACTGTTCCTGCATTATCTACAATATTTGTTTTAGTCTTATCAGCATTATAACGGTAGATATTAATATTACCATTACTATCATCATCTAAGAATGCAGCAAAACCACTGTAAGTAAATTCTGTTGAAGTTAAAGTTCCTGGTCTAATCTTATTATTAAACTTAAGAAGTTGCCTTTCTGCTGTAGTTACACTAGGAATAATTCTCTTTTGTAAAATTAAACTTACATCGTTATTTAAAATAGAACCAGTGGTAATATTATCTAATGCTCTTGTAAAACGAGAGAATCTTAACTTATTACCAAATCTTTCTAAGTTATTATCTGAGAAAGAAGCAACCGTTGTTCTTATATTAGAAATAATTTGTGTTTCTGAAGATGTAGTTGAAGTTGCATCGTAGTATGTATTAATTGTAGGAACAATGTAAATATAATCTGGATCAATAATAACTGGATCAATACCCAAAGGTGTTCTATCATTAATAGAAGTTTTTATTTGTTCTTTTCTAATATTAGTTGTGAAATCTTCACCATATGGTTTAACAGCAATATAAACTTTACCATATACAGCAGGATCTGCTTGTTCACCACCAAAAGAAATAACAGATTGTAAATCAGCATTCTCTGCTAATAGTATTCTTTGATAGTCATTATCTACAACTGCACGGTTTTGAGTTTGAAAGTTTCTAGGTGCGTTAAATTTAATTGACTCAACACTTTCAGCACTATGACCACCACTTGCCTTTGTAACCAATGTAACAGCAGCACTTGAATATGAAGCACCAGTCAGTGTCATCGAATCGATAGAGAAAGTATTAGCACCATTTGTAGTTGGTCCATTATTTACTAAGTAATCTACGATTACAATATTACCACTTTTAACTGCTCTGCCTAAAGCACCATCACCAAAACTAATTTCATATTTTTCATCAGAACTTTCTTGTAAGAAATAAATTGCTGAAGTATTATAAAACTGTTTAACATTTGTTGCTAAATTATATTCTGTTTTACTTGTATCAGAAGCAGACTCTTGAACATTTACCACAATACTTGAAGTGTCAATATTTTTATTTGGTAAAATAAATCTTTGAGTTCCAGAACTATCAACAGTGAAACGATGTGTTAATGGAGTTCCTTCTTTAATACTAATTGTTTTAATAAATGTATTTGATGAATTTAAAACAATATTAGAATCTGTTGTAACATAAGTATATGTTAAGTCATCAATAGTAGTCGTGAATGTAGAATTCTTAGGAATTGTAAACTGAGCAACAGTATTTGCTACACCACTAAAAGTCAATTTGATTTGAGCAGTAGCACCTCTAGCAGAAACAGGGGTATAACCCAATTCCTTAGCACGAGATACAACTGAATCTCTTTGTTGAGCAGTATCTAAAAACATTTCATTACCTACCATGTTTAAATAGTAAGCATTATAATGAGTATTATACGCAAGAACATCTAGCAAAGTAGAAATTGCCGATCCCTCAAAATTATAATCTTGAAATTGTGTTTGTGTGCTTAGATAAGTTTTTAAGTTAGAACGA